CTAACTGCAAGGTCGCCCCGTTGATGGCAGAGGCGGCTGAGGAAGTAAGCCTTGCGCGGATGAATTTGCCGCCCGGCATGGTGTCGAAGGGGCAGGTTTTCGCGAAAGGATCGCGCGCAACATCGGCGGTCCAGGAAAGCGCGTCATCGATCGCTTCCTTGGCGGCTACGCGCATGGTCGGAGAATCGGTGCATATGATGTGCGGTTGAGCCTCCGAGACGTGGCGAATCTGCTGGTCCGTGAACCCCAAATCGTAGGTCTCGCAATAGCCGGAAGCGGGCGCTGCGGTGAGATAGCCCAGGCTATGCGCGTGGCTGAAAACTCCCAGCCGATGCTGCGAGCCGGTCTGATCGGTGAAGAGCATCTCTACCGGGATCGCCGCTTTCGTCCACTGGCCAGATTGAGGATTGAGAATCAGAAGCGTGTCGGGAAGCGCGTTTGATCCGGTCGGAATCGCGTAGACCACGCACTTCAACGTCGCGTCCCACGCAGATCGAATGCTCGAGAGCGCATTGAAGTTGACGTTCGACAGGAACCACTTATCAAGTGCCGCCTGCTGAGTCGTTCCAGTGGGCGTGCTCTGACTGCCATCGGTTGCCCAAAAGCCATCATCGGCAATGTAGTGCGTGATCGAGCCCACTTGCACTGCCGCACCCCGTGCGATCACGCCGCGCTTTCTCTCGATGGGCAGCATGTTGAAAACAACATCGCCCCCGGCATAACTTGCCTTCGTGATGCCGTTTCGCTGCAGGATCACGCCCTGCTGAGGGCCTCCTCCGATGTAGAGCACCTGGCCAAATTCCTGGTCCAAATCCTCATACGAGGACTGTGCGGCGATGGCGGCATCCGTCAAGGGAATAGGCCAGGAGGTCGAATCTCCGAGGCCCGACCACTGCACGCGGTAGGGATTAGCGGCGGGAATATCCCCGACGAAAAGGAACTGATTGATAACCCCTAGCACATTCCCAATTGGAGCTGCGGCGATGTCGGCGAACGCCGCTCCGCCGACTGACATGTCCTGGAGCGGATGGATGCCATCGCTTGCCGCCACGCATCCACCGAAGGTGGCGAAGCTCCAATGTGCCGCACCGCTATACGCCCCTGCCGATTTCGAGACGCTCGTCCAGCCAGCGCCGTTCCAGTGGTAGAGATCGCTCCCAGCACCAGCGTAAATCTGCGGGTTACCTGACGAATCAAGCGCGGTCCACGCGCCAAGAGACTGTGCCGCGAGCGCCCCTCCCGCGATGGCCGCGTACGAAGAAAGCGAGCGGTAAGCACCTTGCGAGAAGTAGACGTTGAGACAATCGGCCAAGGGAACCGGAGTGGCTGACCACTGCATCGGGGGCGCGAAGGCAACGTCAGCCCCGTCCGGCATCCAGGGGCCGAAGGAGAGGATGAATGGCTTGGGCATCAGCGTGCGTTGATGACAAGCGGGCCTTTGCCATAGCGCTCGGCCCGGTCTTTGGCGATGAGCTTGCCGAGCCGGTCAGTATAAAGCTGCGTCCAGCCCTGAACGCCCTGGACGTCCTTCAGGAACTCGTAAACCTTCACCATGCATGCCGCGAGCAGCATGTTGGGAGCGCTCGTCACGAGCCAGTTGGTGGTTTGAGTCGAGGAAAGAAGCGGCGGCGTTTGGTAGTAGGTCCCTTCGACCATGTACGCCTGATCCGGATAGGGTCCGAAGATGAAAACCGAGCTGCCGGACGCTGAAAGCGTCGAGAAGTACTGGACAAAAAGCTTCTGGCCAAAGGCCGCGCCGTTCGTGAGCGCCAATGTCACGCCGGAGATGCTGTAATCCGTCGCAGTGAGAACGACGCCATCGAGTGAGGCGAAAAGCACCCCGGAGCCATTACCGGCATTCAGCGCAAAGGCGGTTTGGCCAGCGGTTGCCGTGAAAAGTTGGTTGCCGGAATTGGCGAGCTGCGCGCTCGTGGGCAGCGTTTGAACGAAGAGCTTCTGTCCAGCGAGCGCGCCATTAGCGAGCGTCAGCGTCGATCCGGCAATTGAGTAATCGCTTGAGGGAAGGAGCGCGCCATCCAAGGCGGCGAGAATGACCTGAAAGCCTGCGGAGAACGTAAGCGGGAAGGCAGTTTGGCCATTGGTCGCCGTGAAGGTCTGCGACTGGCCCTGCGGGATGAGCGAACCCGTAGCGGCTTGCACATCCCGTGCAATATAGGCCGGCATGCCGACCGGACCGCGCTCGGAATACCGGGCGTAGATCCATTCCGGATCTTTGAAGATGAGATCGAAAGTATCATCGTCGTCCGTGACGGTAAAGACTTTGGGCGAGATCCAGTCGGACGGGACCGGACAGGTTCCCTGCGTGCTGATTGCTGTTGCGGAATACACCGCCTCCATCGCCCGCAATCCCTGGTCGAAGTTCTCCGCCAGGATGTCGTTGGTGATCTGCTCCTGCGCGCCTTGAATGAAATAGTCCACGTAGGCGCCGATCGTCGGCCGGTGGCTGAAGTCCAGAAGCGCCTGAGTCAGCGATGCGTAGTCCGTGATGGTGGGCATCAGCGTCAGCCAAGAAAGATCTTGCGGCTTCGATCCTTGAAGAAGATCTTGTCATCCACGGTGCGGAAGCGCGAGTAATCCCGTCCGCGGGCGATCTCGAACACCGCCGGGTCGAAGTAGCTAAGCCCGTGCTCCTGGGCAATCTGCATGAGCACGATGGGGTCGATCGACATCATCTTGCGCATGTGACTGCCGGGCTTCATGGTCGGCATTTCCCGCCGTGCACGAGCCTCGTCCGCGCAGGCATCGACCAGGGACTGAACGTCCCCTGAGTATTCGAGGATGTCGTTTCCGTCCGCATCGGTCTTGTAGCGGATGCGGTAGTGACGATCAGTTTCCATTAGTGCGTCACACCTATCAGGTTGAGATTGCCCGTCGAGGCGCCGTCCTGAATCACGGCGATCTTCTCCCCGGGCTGCACGCGAATGGTGGTCGGGGGATCAGTCGCCTTCACGAGCATGTCCGTCGCGGTAGCAACGGGCGCCATCCCGACCTGCACGTGACAGTTGCCGAGAGCCGAGAGGCGCACGTAGAACGTGCCAGCAGGAATGGCGGCCGACGGGACCGAAACCGCGCCGAGCGCGAGCGTCTGGCCCGTGCCCGGGACCGGCCGGAAGTTGTCTTGAACCATGGATGCTCCACATGAAAACGGGGCGAGGATTGCTCCCCGCCCCGTCAGTTCTCCAGAAACGATCAGCCCTGGGTGTCGAAGATGGCGCCCTCAGCCTTCTCGTTGCCGACCTCGAGCGCGTACTCGACGATCAGCATCTTCTTGTCCGAGTCGCCAGTCTTGGCGAGCGGCACGGTATCGAAGGGCCGGAAGAAGGCAATCTTCAGGTACTGAGGGTTGAGTGCGAGGCAATCCCCCGACTGCGCGAGGAAGATGTCCGGCACGACCTTGACCAAGCCAAAGTCCGTCTCGTACTGATCGATCGCAGTGCGCAACACCTTGTCCTCGATCTGATTGAAGCGGGTACCGGAGGGACCGGTGAACTTCGAGACGTTGCGCTTGTTCGTGGGGGAGACGAAAAGATACTCCGGTGCCTCACCCGAATGGGTGTACATCGAGGTCGCGAGCTGACCCACCTGATCCTCGGTGAGCGCCACCTTCACGCTGTTATAGACGCGCGCATGAGAGCCGCTGCCGTCGGTCGGGTTGGCGCCCGAGGGCGTGCCTCCGGTCTGAAAGACCGTGTTGGTGATGAGCCAGCACGGGAGCCCTCCGGTATTGCGCGCGACTCCCGCTGCGCCTACCGCCTTGGGGTTGTTGTAGGTGATGATGCCTTCGATATCGCGCTTAAGGGCCTTCGATGCCTTCAGAAGCTGATAACCCATCTTGTTCGAGCCACCCGCGGCCACGGCCTGCTGGGAGGTTCCGGAGAGCGAGAGCACCTTGCGGGAGATCTGGGAGTAGTTCCCGAGACGAGTGGGCTCGCCGAGAACATCCGCCGCGGCATCATCGCCTTCGAGCTGCGCATTGGCGAGATTCTGCGCCGCCAGGGAGTCCGTGTCCCACTCGTGGAGGGTTTGGGTAGCCTTCGTGCGCCCGATGGAATTCAGAACGGGCGTGCGATAGGGATCGACGTTGAAGATCTTGTTCGACAGGTCCTCACGAATATTCGGCTGCGTGTAGACCTGGCGAGTGTTTGCCGGTACGGCCATGGAGAAGTCCTCGGATTAGACGAAGCGCTCGAACACTGCGGCGCCCAACTGATCGTTGCGGCCACCGCCTGCGAGCCAGGCTTCCTCGAGTTTGGGATTCGACGCGCCTTTGGGCGCGACGGCTTGACGTGTACCGGGAGCTGCCATCTTGGGAGCCGCGCGGACACGCTTTAATACCTTGGGGATGGCCGCTTGGCGCTCGCTGGCCTGACTCGAGAGCTGCGCGAGCTGATGAAGCCCGAGCAGCATCCGATGGTCAGAGATGCCTGCGAGTTCGGCGTCCGTGAATCCGAGTGTGCGGCCCATGGCGGTGATCGCTTGATTGGCCGCGAGTGCTTTCGCCGGGTCACGCCACTCGGGGCGCGCGGCGAGTAGCCGTCCGTGCTCGAGCGATAACGCTTGCTGGCGCTGGGTGTCAGCGGCCTGGGCGTTCTGCCGTTCGGCTTGGGCGACTTGGCTCAACGTCTGTTGGATATTGGCGTTGCGAGCCTGAAAATCGGTGTAAAGAGCTGCGTATTGCGCGGGATTCTCCGCGCGCAGCGCGTTCCAGTTGACGCTCTGATAGTCCTGCAGGAGCGAATCCTGCGCGACCTTCAGGAGCTCCTGGGTCTGCTTGATCTGCACTCCCAGGGCCTGACGGACCTGGGTCTGCTCGACCGTGAACTGCTGGCGGGCCTGAGCCGCCTCGTTCATGCGTGCGTATGAAGCGGAAGCCAACTGCCGGTCGCGGATCAGGTCCGCGACGGTGGCCTCTTCCTCCTTGCCATCAACCTTCGTTTTGAACTTCAGGTTGAGGAATGGAGTTTCCCCATGCTCTTTGAAGAACTCCTCGAGCGACTGGCCGTCGGTCTCCTCCGGCTTCTTTGCTTCCTTCTCGGGCGGCTTTTCAGTGCCCTCGGGCACCTCGGCTTCAGCGGCCTGCTCCGGAGGCTGCGCGGCCGGATCATCGCCAATGACCTCAACCTCGGAATCGGTGCCGGCGTTGTTGAGGTCGGGGCGTTCGTTGTCCTCGGCCTCTCCCGCATCGAAGATCGCCTGGAAGTCGGCGGCATCCTGGTGGGAATTGTCGGGGAGAACGGCGGAAACGGGCGCAGGTGAAGCGCCCGCGCCAGAGGTAGCGGGTAGTTCCACGGAGTGACTCCTGGGTAATAAAAAAGGCGCCACGGGGGCGCCTTCAGATGATCAACGGGTCAGAGAATCAGATTCGGATACCGCGGCGAATTGCCTGCGCCATCTTTTCGGTGCGAGTCTCGCGCAGCTTCAACTGCTCTTTCGCGTACGCGCCCTTCATCATGAGGGAGCGCAGATGGTCCAGCATCTTGCCCCAGAGCTGCTCGGCGATGACAAGCCGCGTGTGCATGTCGGAATCATTCAGCGGCACGCGCTCGCGTTGCATCCGAAACTCTGCATCAATGCGATTGCAGGCTTCCTTGAATACCGGAGTCACGAGTACACGCTCGGCTTCGGCGGAGCGGTTGATGTCCTGTTCGGGAGTGAGGCTTAGCGGGATCGCCGAGGCCGAGTTCTTCGCTCTCGCCAACTCGATCAGCAGCTCGCCCAGTTCGGCTTCGTGCTCGCCATGCTGCTTGCGCAGTAAGGCGTTTTCCTCTCGAAGACGTTGTATTTCATCAGCCGCATCATTCTCAAGAGTCTCGTGCCGCTGGCGTTCCTGCTCGACGCGCGATGCCGCGTCCTGTTCTGCTTGAATGCGGGCATTCTCCGCGTCGAGCGCCGCCTCATGACTGCTGGCGAAAACGCCATCTGCGTAGGCGTCCTCAAGGAGTGATCGCACCTGAAGCGCGCGCGACGAGCGATAGGTCGTGAACAGCGGCACGGCGCCGGTTTCGTCCATCACCTGGTAGCGCGGGAAAACTCTCCGTAGGTTCAGCATCGGGACGGTGTAGCGGAGTTCGGGCAGGCGCGTATAGCCTGGGTCGCCGTCGGGAGCGCGGGTATTCATCATGCGTGACCTTCCAATCCCCCGACGTCCGCCCGCAGAACCGCGCCGGCATTCACGCTCGGGTCGCCCTTCAGCTGTGCGGCGACAATCGGCGCGATCGCCCGGACCAGAGCGATGAACATTTGACTATCAAGCCCCGCCATATCGACGGCCCGATCTTCCTTGCTCTGAAGCGCCGAATGGACGACCTCCGCCTGGGCGCGCTGAGAGGCCGCCTGCTCGGCGATCTGCGCTTTCTGCACGCCGGCCTGGGCTTGCGCCTGCGCCGCCTGTAATCGGGTTTGTGCAGCCACCACGGCGGGGTTGGGCTGGGGCGGATGCTGTGCCTGCCACTCCTTGAACTCGTCCGAATCCGGGTCCATCGCAAACCGCTCCGGCTGCTCGAAGCCTAAGAGCAACGCTCCACGTTTGAAGGTCTCGTACGCCTGCTTGGGTCCAATGAGGCCCATGGAGGCGATCTTCTCCTGCATCGTCCCGAGCAGCATGAGGTTTTGGCGCGACTCTTCGCGCGTGCCCGAACCAAGTCCGACGTTGGGACTGACGCGCGTTCTCTCGCGCCACTGAGTCGGATCGACGTTCACCCATTTGCCGCGCATCTGAAACTGAAGCGGCTGATCCTGATGCCGCACCATCAGGGCGCGGATCTTCATGAACGCGTCTTTGAGCCCTTCAGCGAGGCAGCGGGCGATAAGTTCGGTCTTGAGAGAGGCTGCCGCCATGCCGGCCAACTGGCCGCCTTTGGTGACGTTCTGCAGGGCTTCGGCATCCACTCCGACTGTGTCCTTGCCGACGCCGGTCCGCATCTCGCGCCAGCTATCGACGTACTCCATGGTCGGGATGACCTGTTCCATCATGTTCGAGGGATGCTCGAACTGCATGAGCACCGCATGAGGATCGCCCTTGGTGCGGATGAGGCCGCCGGCTTGGCTGTCCATCAGGTCCGACATCTCGCAATTGCGGTAGTCAACGGCAGTCCGACCGTTGTTCGAGAGCCTGAGGTTATTCAGGCCCTGGCGCATCAGCTCCGACTTGATGACCTGGATGTCGGAGAGCAAGTCATACATCGAAAGGCCGGTATGCCGGTGGGGCATGCGGATGGGAGCACCGGAGGCAATCGGGACTTCCTCGATTTCCTCATTCTCGATGATCTTCTCGCCCGCAATGAGCACGCGGCGAAGCTCGGCCACTCCGTCCCCGTCGTAATCGACGCGGATCGAGACGTCCCGAAGCTCAAGCTCCTGCATCGAGAAGTCCGAGGGATCATCGACCGACATCTGGTCCACGACCACATCGCGGGCCAGAGCGTCCATATCAAGCCAGCGCGGTCTGCCGGCAGTGGCCCCGTTGACGATCGTCTCGTCGTAGCCGTCCATGATCAGATCCGATCGCGCCTTGAGCGTCCGGTGGCAGCAGAAAGGAGAGGCGTCAAGGTTCGTCCTCGCCCGAGGGGAAACCAGCATCTCTTCTGGGGGAACACACTCGACGCAGATGCGCTTCGTGTCCTTCGTGCGGCGAATCTTGATGTCGAAGACGGTCGCCGGAACGCTGAGCGCGTCCATGAGGCTCGGCTGAGGCTGGCCCGGCATCTGAGGAGCCTGCTGCGGAGCCTGCATCATGCCGGGCTGCATCTGCGGCATGAGAGCCGCTCCGGGCTGCTGAGGCATGCCAGGCGCCATCTGCGCAGCGGACTGCGAGCCCTGGGGCATCTGCGAGGCGGACTGCTGAGGAGCAGCGCCTGGAGGCATGTCCACTTCGTACTCGCGCTGCTCCAATACCTCGATCGTCTCGTCCTTGTTGTCGGCGAGGATCTCGGTGAGCTCAAAATGCGTAAGCTCCGAATACCGCTCGACGGAGACTTTCTTGCGCTCCTCGAGGTAAACCTTGATGTAGGCGTTGCGCAGGAGCAGCGCATCCTTCACGTAATCGTGAAGGACCATGAAGCCTTGGTTCTCGCCAAAAAAGATATGCCGGACCGCTTCCGTTTCGAGGTCCGCCTGGTCTACATCATCCTCGCTCTCGGGCTCGAACACGCAAGGAGTTCTGGCGGCGGCGAAGATCCGCATCAACTGCGGCATGATCCACTCAACCGTATCCCGAAGCTCGGGGATCACGACCTGGCTCGAGTTCTCGACCTCGTTGCCCAGCGGACGGGCGTAGTACATGTTTAATGCATTAAAACGATCGATCTCGAGCGTCGTCATCAACTGCGACGATGAGTAGTACGTTGTCCCTACGGTCGCTCCCGCTGCTACCTCGGAGCCAAGCGATGCCTTCTCGTACTGCGAAATGAGGGCAAGCAGATCCTCATCCGACATCGGACCACGACGAGGAGCGGGGTTGTCAGCCATTGGGTCAGGAGCGGCTGAGCTTCAGCGTCGAGCGGCCGTTGAGCTTCGGCGTCTCAGGACCGAGCCGTGAGCTGTCCATCTGGCGCACCAATTCCTTGAGACTGCGGACTTCGGATTCCAGATGCTCGATGCGCTTCTGCAGATCGATGATCTGATATTCCTGCTTGATGGTCATACGATTCCGCGTTTGGGGTACTTCAGGGGGGGGAGCTTCACGCCGTCTGAGAAAATCGACTCCGCACAACTCGCCATGAGGCCGAAGGCATCGCTCCCGTGCGAGGACCAATCGTGCGAAGGTCCAAGGCCGATATCTCGATGCTCATCCCGCTTCTCGTGATACCAGCCCAGAGCATCGATTCCGCCGCTCGTAGTAGCCTCGTTGAACCACACCGCGGGGAAGTGTCGTCGCGCAGCCTCCACTCTTGCTTTCGCAGCCCCCTTGCCCTGGTTGGGGACTACGGTCACCTCGTAGCCGGCCGAGCGAAGCGCCGACTCGTAACTGACGGCATACACCTTGTCCGACTGCGCGCCGTCGTGAGGTAGCCACAACTGCGTTTTGCCGGGCTTGTAGCCGCGCTCGCGCATCCATTCCAGATGCGTCGCTAACGGCTGTCCTACCGCCTCGTAGTAATCCAAGCAGCGGATCTCGCGGCCGACGAACTGCACCGCCCAAATGGCGAGGGCGTCAGCCTTGGCTCCGGTCCCTCCAATGTCGAAGAAGAGCTGGTAGGTGAGCAGCGGGTCGGGAGCCACCTTGCCGATTCGGCCGGCGAGTCGCGCTTCATTCAAGCAGCGGGCGTAGTAGGCGCCGGAGAGCACGCGGACATAGCCGCCCTCGTAGATGTGATCGTATTGCTCAGGCTGCTGGTCCAGGCAGTCCTGGCGCTCCTGCTCGAGCTCTGCCGTGAAAAATGGGTTGTCGCGCCAATTCGCGCGAATGACGATAGAGCCAGTCGGCAGCACGTCGCCGCGCAGTAATCCCTCAATGGGGTCGCCTTTCTTGCGCGGGTTCCAGGAGAACCAGCGCTCCGCCCCATCGGCCCGTAAGGTTGGCCGGTAGAGGTTCAGGGAATGAAGGGTTGCGGTATGCGCCTCTTCCCACCAGCCGCGTTTGAATCCCTCCAACGATTTGATCGAGTCGGCGTTGTAGTCGTTCATCCCCTTGAAGATGACGACCCCATCGCCCGGAGTTTCGATCCGATCCTTCCAGATCTTGAAGCCATCCGCTTCGGTGACTCCATGGGCATGGAGTTTCGTCTCGAGGAGCAGCTTCGAGGACTGCGCCAGATCCTTCTGGTACTCGCGCATGCACACCGCGCGCATTCCCTCTCCCCCTGAGTTCCCGGGCTCGGCGAGGCAATCCTCGATCAGCAGGCCCGCGAAGAAATGGCTCTTGCCGCTGCCTCGTCCGCCGTAGGCGCCTTTGTACCGCGCCGGCTGAAGAAGGGGCTCGAAGACCTCAGCCGTCTCGATTGCCAGCGTTCGCACGGACAATCCGACGCTCTACGACCGTGATCTCGCCCTGGACGGGGGGGAGATCCTCGGCACCGCCGACGGCGAGCTTGTCGCCGAACTTCTTGGCGTTCATTCGCGCCAACCGCCATTTCATCGTATCGACGCGCAGCCTGGAGCGCTGAATGTGCTCTCCGTTGACGCGATACCCAGGATTCTCCGGATCGTTGGCCACCATCCAGTCGTTGCTGCCGTTGTCCTT